GCCGTGGACGACTCAAAATCTGTTCGTAGCAATACCGTGTCGGTTCAAGTCCCACTACCAGCACCAGATAAAGAAAACTCTGTGGTCAGCAGAGTGCGCCGGGTTGAACGAAGGGCGCAGTTGTGGGAGTAGCGGAGAAATACTTTGGACTACAAATGCCGGGAGGTGAAGAAGCCAAGGGAAAGCGGCTTCAATCGACAATGCGTAATCTCAAGTAATTAATAGTCCTGAAAAATCAGGACATGACATTGTAGCCAAGATTGGTAAGGCAGTAGTCTGCAAAACTATGATCGTGGGTTCAAATCCCACCAATGTCTCCATATCCCGTATAACAATGGTCTTGGTTCATCTCACTTTTAGCGAGGGCGGCTTGCAACGCAGCGGGATTTATATAGGGGTATAGCCAAGCGGTAAGGCTGGGGACTTTGACTCCTTGAGCGTAGGTTCGATTCCTACTACCCCTGCCATAATTTTGAGGTGGTTGAGTTATGAGAAAGAAAATAGAAGAAACGACTGAAAAGATTGTGAAAAGTATTCCTGCATCTGATAATGGTGCTGGTGTATTATGTGTAACAAATTCTGGTCAGAAATATCAAATTAGTCAGAATGTAGAAAGAAAGAAGTTTACATTATGGCAAGTGGTTAATAAGGGGTTTATAAAGATTAAAACTGCAAATTCGCCAGTTGATTTATACGACCTTGTTCCTTGGGAGAAATAAAGTAAATATGCTGCTGTGGTGGAATTGGCAGACACAAGGGACTTAAAATCCCTCGCTATTAGGCATACGGGTTCGATCCCCGTCAGCAGTACCAGCCGCCTTGGGTAAGCGGCAAACAAATCTCCTTTCTTTGCTTTTCGGGTGCTGACGGTGGGAATAGACCACTACTGCCGTGTAAGTGCGGCTTTATATAGAGGGTGTAGTGTAATGGCTAACACGCTTGCCTTGGGAGCAAGAGTAGCGGTTCGAGTCCGACACCTTCTACCAAAATGCCAACGTTTTTACTGATCGAAAGATATGGTAAGAGCGTTGGTATCTTTATTTATAAGGGGATGAAAGATGAATAGTAAACGAATTGGAAATATCGGAGAAGCAAAAGTTCTCGCTAAATTTGTTGAAATGGGTATCCCTATTTATATTCCGTTTGGTGATGATGAGAAAGCTGATCTGATTGCTGAGTTTGATGGAAAATTAAACAAGATTCAGGTGAAAACATCCATTAAATCAAAAAATGGATGTTCAATTTTTGATTTAACATCATCAACGGCGCATAGAACAAATGGTGAAAGAAGGAAGTATTTAAATTCCGAGATTGACTATTTTGCTTTATATAGTCTTGATAGAGACAAAATATATTTAATGAAGGTTCCAGATAATCCTATGTCAGCAATTACTATTCGATTTGAGGATACAAAAAGTGGGATGAAAAGTAGAGTTAATTATGAATCTGACTTTTTGATTGAAAATGTTCTAAAAATATAAATTTCAAGTGAGGTGGCAGTATGGCAAACAGATCAGGCAGTTTAACTACTGCCAAAAAAATATGTTCTACTTGTGGAGAAGAAAAAACTTTAAAACGAGGGTTTTATCGAAGCTACAATCCATTACATAAAGATGGGTATATACCTATGTGTAAGGAATGTGTGATTAAAGCGTGTGCTAATGAAGATGGAACTGCAAATGATGAAAAAGTTTATCTCATTATGCGTCAATTAGATAAGCCTTTTATAAAAAAGGAATGGGATCAAACTGTTAGTCAATACGGTATTGATTCGTCTGCAAGTTTAATCGTTGGAAAATATCTTACAAAGATTAATTCGTTACCCCAATTTAAAATGTTAGATTTTGAACAAGGTGAGAAATATAGTCAAGCGGCTCAAAGCGATAATGCTGTTGGAAGTTCTTGGCGTAAAACAAATCAAAACGAAAAAGTATATTATTTGAACGATGAGGAATTTGAAGTAAGCGAGGAAATGATTAGGTTGTTTGGAGAAGGATATACCTCAAAAGAGTATCAAACAATGCAACGAATTTATGATGATACTAAGCAAGATTATCCGAATATTTCAAGCAATCAGAAAAACTTACTTTTACGTTATGTTCGTTTCGCTGCAAAGGAAGAAATCGCAACAAATTCCGGCATTATTGCTGATGCTGAGAAATGGTCTAAACTGACTACCGAAGCACTCAAGCAATTAAATTCCATTGATGTACAAGGTGGTGTGACGTGTTTTTCTGAGTTCTTTCAAAAATTTGAACGTGTAAAAGACGTAACAAGGATTTTGCCACAGTTTAAATATCGACCAAGTGATGCGCCAGATTTTATTATTTGGTGCTATATAAACTATTGTCGTAGGTTGGAGGGAAAACCAGAAGTCCCATATGAGGATGTTTACAAATTCTATGATGAAAAGGTAGCCGAGTATGTTAAGCAATATGGTGATCCGAACCATATTTTTACTGATGATCCAACACTAACTAATCGTGAAAAAATTAAGGAGTTTATTGAGTTGCCGCCAGATTATTATAGCGACAATGATGATCAAATCGAATTATGACATTAGAAGAAATTAAAAAATGTGATGATTTTGCAAGTTGGTGGATGTGGTATCCAGACTTGGCATTAGATTTGATGGCTCCCGCAGAGGGAAGTATTAAATTACATTTAGATCAGCGAGTTTTTATGAGGGCTGGCGCACGATTTTTTAGTGAACATGGTTGTTTTAATCGAGGCTATGGAAAGACGTTTTTAGAATTTGCAACGATGGTCGTAGTTGCAATTCGTTATCCTAATATTGAACTGTCTTTAACAGCACAAACAAAAGAGAACGCTGCCGCATTGTTGAAAGATAAGTATACGGAGTTAATTCGTTATTACCCAATGCTGGAAAATGAAATAAAGAAGTCCAGCTTTATTAAAGGTGACGCTCTGATCGTTTTTAAGAACGGTGCAAGAATTGATGCTTTAGCTAACGCACAAACCAGCAAAGGCCAGCGTAGAAAGCGTATTAGCATCGAAGAATCTAACTTGATGGATAATGTTATTTTTGAAGATGCTCTTGAACCTGTTGTTGAAGTTGGTCGTACTACTTGCGGTAAATTAGCAATCGTCAATCCAGAGGAAATGAATCAGCAGATTAATTTTTATACTACTCCCGGATTTAGGGGTTCAGATGAATTTAACCGAAACCTTGCAATGTTCCACGATATGCGGGATATAAAGGGTAAAATTGTATTAGGTTCAAACTGGATGCTTGGTTGTTGGTATGGTCGTGGTTCAAGTAAAAGAACTATTTTAGAGAAAAAGAAAAATATGTCCTCTATTGCTTTTGATATGAACTACGGTGGGAATTGGGTAGGTAGTTCAACAGGTGCGTTGGTAAATATCAACCGTTTTATGAATTGTCGGACTCTTACAGAGCCAATATTAAGCAGCACAAGTGATGACGATGAGTTCTATTTGGCAATGGACGTTGCACGTTCTCAGAACAAGAATAATAACCAGTCATCTATTGCAGTTGGTAAGGTTATAAGAAACTCTGATGGTAAAATTACGGAGATTCAGTTAGCAAATATCATTCATGTTTCAAATATGCTGAACTTTGGAACTCAGGCTTGTATTGTCAAGCGTGTCCGAAAGAGATATAACGCCAAGATTGCTGTTGTCGATGGCAATGGCTTGGGAACTGGATTGATTGATAAACTGATGGAAGAAACATACGATCCTTTAACTGGAGAAACATATCCAGCTTGGGACACGATCAATACTGATGCTGTTCCTGATGCAAAGAAAGCCGATAAATGCCTTTATGATCTCAAGGCTCAGTCTTGCCAAACAATGATTTTGACAAATTTCATTGATATGATTGATTCTGGCATATTGAGATTTTTAGAGAGTAAAAATGGCGGCGACTATGCTATTAAGGATAATGATGATTTAAATTCAAAAGTTATGCCTTTTGTACAGGAGGAATTGTTCTTCCAAGAGGTTGGTAATTTAAAACTTCTTCAGAGTGGTAAGAATCTGTCCGTTGAGAAAGTTGTAAGTAAGTTTGATAAAGACCGTTTCTCTGCGGTTGCTTATTTGCTTTACTATATTGTAAAAGTAGATGATAGTGGAAGTAAATCAAATGTTGACATTAAATCATTTGCCGAACGGTTAAAAGCGTTGAATCGTAGGCCAAGAATGTATTAAGAAAGGACGGTGATATAATGCCAGTAACAAAAGTAATTTACTCAAGTTTGGATTATGACAAAGATGTAAAACGTTTTGAGGAAACCGAAAATGGCAAAAGCCGTCTTGACTTAGCGGGATTCAAACGATTGATGATTCATGATTTGTGTACAAATACTGATGTTCTGAAGTCTCATAAAATTAAAGGCTATTCTTTAGAACGAATTGCTGATGCGCTTGAAAATCCAACAAGCAATCCTATGATGTTAATTGAGATAAGCCATTATCTCATGTATACTTCACAATTCTATATGCGTTTGAATAACTATTTTGGGAAAATGGGACTGTTTAATTACAATATTGATGTGTATGACGTTAAAGAGAGCGAATTGGATAGTGAAGAAAAGCAAATGAAATTGAGGGACGCATATGCAAATGTGTGTTCTGAATTTGAAAAGATGGGTTTCAAACATGAAATGTTAAAAATCATGAGTGTTCTACCCATGCAGGATGTATTTTATGGATTGATTTTTGAAGATAGTTCAGACTTTTTTGTTTTGTCAATCAATCCGTCTATTTGCAAGATTTGTCAGGTACAAGATGGCGTGTTTAATTTCAAGATACAATTAAGCGGAATTAACCCGTTGCATATTGGTTCATATCCTGATTATGTCAAACAGGCATATTTAGATTACCGAAATGGAAATTCTTATTTTGATGGATGGTTTGTCCCACCAGCAGATAAGCAGATGTGTTTTAAGTTTAATGAAAACTCTATTACTCCGATGCCATTTTTGCTTGGACTTATTAAGGATATTTTGGACTTAGATACATACAAGAAATTGAAATTGCAGAAAGCAAGGGTTGATAATTATAAGGCTATTGTTATTGAAATCCCTATTGATGAGGATGCTGTAGACAAACCGTTGCTTACAGATGAAACTTTGGCTGTATTTGCAGAAATGAACAAAGCAAATATGCCAGAAGATGTTGGATTGATTCATGCTCCCGGAAAGGCCACAGCAGTTAGCTTTAAGGACAATGCGAATACTGCGAATAATCTGAGTGATGCTATTACTAATTTATATGATAATGCTGGTGTCACAAAAGAGTTGTTCAATAGCGGATCATCTGCGACGGCAATGAAAATGTCGATTGAGAATGATGCCGCTTTTATTTATGGCTTTTATCGGCAAGTAGAACGTGTATTTACACGGTTCATTAAACTGCGTAAGTTCAATAAGCCACAATTTAAATTTGCATTGAGAATACAAGATTCTACTGTTTTTAATCGAAATGATGTGGCTGATGCTATGCTGAAAGCGGCTCAAAATGGAGAGCCGTTTAAGATTGATTATGGTGTTGCTCTTGGTAAAAGTCCGAGTAGAATTATTGGTTCACTCTTATTAGAAAATACTGTACTCAAGTTGCATGAGAAATTTGTACCATTGCAAACTTCTTATACTGCTACTGGAGATGAAATTACAGGTCGCCCTACAAATGAGAGTAAGGGGCAGGATATTGATGAGAGTGGTGAAATTACAAGAGATAATGAGACAAATCTTAATCGTTAATACCGTCCATTGGGCGTTATTAAAATATAAAGAAAGGCGGTGATGGGGAAAGTGGGTCATGAACGAAATAGGTTGCCAGTGTCGTTTACGATCAATAGCTGTGTGGATACTGAAGATTCTCGTTTTCTTGCCATAACGATTGATGTATTACACACAGGATTGAATTTTAATGGCAATATTTTTGACAAAGAAGTGGTTGATGCAAATGCCGATAGCATCATGAATACTCCAGTGTTGGGGTATATCGCTCTGAATCCAGACGGAGAGTTAGACTTTCAGGGTCATGAGTATAAAGCTGTTAAGAGTAATGATGGTACAGATTATGTATATGCTGGTTCTGCCTATGGTGTAATTCCAGAGTCATGTAACTATCGTTGGATTGAAAAAGTTTGTTCCGATGGAATTTGCCGTGAGTTCTTTCAAGTTGATGCCCTATTGTGGACTAAATTTGATGATGCAATTACAATTTTTAATCGTGATGGCGGTAAGCCTCAGAGTATGGAACTTGAACTTTCTTCAATCACTGGCGAGGAAAACGATGATGGGACATTTACATTCACTGGCTTTAAGTTTGATGGATGTTGCCTGTTATCTTCAACAGATGATCGTATTCAGCCAGCAATGATTGATAGCAAGGCTGTTCCAAAGGAATTTACAGCGCATACTATCGCACAAGAGATTAAGGATAAGCTGACTGAGTATAGCATGACTGTTGAAAAGTTAAATGAAAATAGTGAAAAGGAGGCTGGAGAAATGCCTAAAATTCCTGATACAAATTTCACTTTGAATTTAATGGAGCAGATTGATGAGATTTATGCTGTGCTGGGCGAGAAGAAATATCGTGACAGTTGGGGTTATGAATGTTCTCAATATTGCTTTGTTGATGTTCAGAGTGATGAGATTATTGTGATGGATCGTGCTGACCATTATAGATTGTATGGTATGAAGTACACTATGGATGGCGACAAGATTACTATTGATTTTGCGTCTGCTTGTCGTAAAAAGACTACTTATTCTGATTTCGAGGAAGGCGCAGAAGATGCGGAGCAGTTTGTGTTTGAAAAAGCAATGTCCGATTTTGCTACATATATGTCTGCACAGATTGATGCTGCAAATGAAAGTAAAGATACTGCCGAGGCTAATTATAGTCAGGTTAAGAATGACTATGATGAGATGAAACCTAAGTATGATGCTTATGTTAAGGCAGAGGCCGAGCGTGAGAAGGCTGCTGTGGATGCCGCAAAGGATGCAGAGTTTAAGCAGTTTGATCAGCATTTGAGTGATGTTGCTGAATACACCACGCTCAAAGAGAAGCGGGATGAGTATTCTTTGGAGGAAATTCAGGCTCAGTGTGCCGTGATGTTTACAAAGAAGAACTTGAACGCTAATTTCAGTCGTAAGACTAAAGAGGCCGCTCCTGTGGTAGCGGATGTGTTTGAGCAGACCCCCAAGGCAGAAGTTAGTTCTCGCTATGGTGTGCTGCCTACAAAGAAACAATAATTGAAAGTGAGGTAATATGACTATGGATAAGAATTATACTGTTGTGGAAACTTCCAAGATTGCTGCTGTTCGTGGTGGCGGTCATTTGCACAGTCTGATTGCCGATGTGGATGTGGAGAATGGTCACATTTGTTATGTGGGCGATTTGGCTACTGATATTGATGGTGTAGAAACTCATGAATATGAGGCTCCTACTACTGCTTTGATTAATAAGCGCAAAGTTGTTCTGGTTGCAAATCCTGAGTGGGATTATGATGAGAGTCGCAAGAGCAATCAGGCTCTTTCTAATTATATTAATGAGGCTGGGCGTCCTTTTAGGGCTTATGACTTATTTGCTGAGGATCAGTATTCTGTTTCTGTGGGTGCTTTTGACGTTGCTGATGAGTCTGAAATTGCTGTTGGTAAATATGTTATTGCACAGCATGGAAAGGATACGTTGAAGGTTGTCGATGAGTCTGGTATTGCTGATCAGGGTTTCTACGCTCAGATTACAGGCGTAAAACTTCAGCGTGGTTTTGGTTTTACTACTAAGAATGGCACTACTTATGGTCGTTCATATAATATGTATTTGCTGCGTGTCATTCGCAACGATATTGTTTAATTGAATGTTTAATTTAGAA